CAACCCAGAGAACTGTTCGGGCAAACTAGTCACAAGATGGAGATTGCCGCAAAATGCATCCGTGCTCGCGATGGTGTTTTCGAACAGACGGCATTGCCAACCGTTTCTATAGAAAAATATCAGATTGCTCAAGAAGTGTACATTAATAATATCATTTCAGGATCCGGATCCGGTTCTTTACCAACAAGTTCCTGCAACTATTGTGTACCAACTTTGTCTGGTCTCGATCCGAGTTCATTAGACCACAGCACCCTAGAAACTTTTGCCGATAACGCAGGGGATTATAACGGATATCAATTCTACTTAACAGAGACGGGTGCCACCCCTGTTGGCGAATTTAAGATCGCCAACAAATGGTATTTTTGCGAAAACGGAGTATGGTATCCAAGTCCATTCTACAAGAGGAGCTAAACAACAATGACAGGAAGAGGTATAGCAGTATTTTCAGGCAGTGGCACCGAGGTAGTTCATGAATTTGTTGATGACGGTACCGCCACAATAGGTTCAGGCAGCGCGCTGGTGCAAATGTCTGGCAATGTGGAGTTTGCCACATCGGGCCTCTCAGCTATGGCAGACGTAAGTTCCAGCACGGATTCCCCTTCGTCAGATCAGGTCTTGAAATATGACGGCAGCAACTGGGCCCCAGGCGATATTTCGCAGACTGGCGATGAAATAGGGATTGGTACTCCGACAGATGCTTCATACGCAGATGGTTTTTTTGATACCTTTACTTCTGGCACCCTGATCTCTGACGCAATCGACGATATCAGCGAAGCATTTCTAGACTTAGCACCAGCAAAAGCAGGTCTACTTACTTCCACGACCTTAACAAAAACCAGTCCCTCGACCTTTACCGCAAAGATTGCCGCCGGTTTGGAGAGCAACCTATGGTATGTTTCTGCTTCTGCCCACGATACCGAGGCCATCACCGCTGCCACAACCGTGACGCTAGCAACCGCAGACACTAGTACGCGGTTCCGTGCCGGCAAGAAGAGCGATCTAGATGGCGGCACCCTCGAAGGGAGTGTGACCGGTTCCCGTGCTTACGGTTCTGACGACATCACTGCCGCCAGTTCTAGGGCATACGTTGATGGTACTGGAACTACAGGGATTATCAACCTGAACGATCTGGACGAATACAATACATTCTGGGCAAAAGCAAATGCAAGAATATCGGATACAATTTCACAGACCGGTTCTGTTCGCTACAAAATAAATGCCACAGACGGTGCCGGCGAGACGGGCGAATACCAACTCTTCTATGCCGGCGACAATACTGCTTTCCCATCACCTAGTTTTCTCGTTGCTCCATCGCTACTGCAATCGTCATCTGTTACATACAGTTATTTGAGTGGGATTTCACACTACAAAGAGGCAACATTCCAGATCGATTTTGATGCAGAAGATCTTTACAACCCGGTGTACACGACAGGCAACCAGGCATCTGTTACTTCCTTGTATACAAACACAGCTACGGTTAACAGAACTAACCCATCTCACACAGATACGCTCTCAGCGTCCCTTGAAGGGGATCTGGAGGTAAGCGTGAGTCCGAACGAGAGTTCCGCACAATCGCTAGCATCCGCAACCGTATCCCTAAGTAAACCAAATAAGTCTGCTGTAACATCTGGGGTCACTTTAGGCGACAAGAGAATAAACTCCTATGCATCGGCACAATCGGGTCAAGATAGCAATAGTCAAATTGAGTATTTTCTCGACGAAGCACAGCGTATGACAGATTTAGAATCATCCGGTTCAGTATTCGCTTCCGGTTCAGCATTGAGCGACGGTGAATTACAAGTCCAAAATGGCAGGTTAATTGCCGGCAAGTTTGGCGACTATGCAAGTCACGATTCCGGTTCCACCTCTGCCTCCACTACATATTCAAACTATTTCCGCGAGTGCAACCCNGGAACTACTAATCGCCAACTCGGTACCGTTGTTCTCAGCAAGAATGGGTTTTCCGGCGGAATCAGTCAGTGGGATAGCACAGGCAAACTTCAAGTTGCAATTATTTTGGCATCAGACGTCACTGGAACAGAGTCGGCATCTACCATCTACGATCTAGGTCGCGAAGTGGGTAACGATAGCGGAACTTTCATTGGTGTACAGGAGAATGTATCGTCCGACACTTACACATGGGCATTGCCTGCCGGCATAAATACTGCCTCCGAGCACATTGTTTTGTGGGTGAGATTCAGAAACACTACCAGTGGAGACTCTCTCAGTCAAGTAACTACAACATTTTCAACTTAATAGATGAGGAAACATGAGGAATGGCACTAGACAAAGAAGATAAGAATTTTAAAGCCCTGATTAACAAGGAGTTCACTTCTCCTTCGCGAAAGTTTTATCAAGAGATCGGGACTGACACCATCAACATGCATGCTAGGGAGGTTTGGACACAGACTGTGGACTCCGATCCGTCCCAGGCAGTCACCGATGGTCTTGCTAAACTTTATACTAGTTTCTCTCTCACTGCGGATGCAACTTACCCAACGGACTGTTACACTTTTGTTTCCGGCGGTGTCACACAGAGGAACTTCATAAGCGACAAATACGGTTCAGATTATGAAGTCGAACTCTACGACGATGATGACACAAGAATCTACAAGACTGATGACATAGACTGGCTTTTTGATTATCAGACAGGCATCTTGAACATCGGCGACTCATCTCAGGTCACAGCACAGGGGTATAGCACTCCGTTTAAGGTAACGGCATACCAATATATCGGCGTTGTGCTATCGCAAAGTGTTGGCGACTCAGGCATTATTTCCGCAGAGTGGGACGGCTCCCGCGATGGCAGTGCTAGCATAACCGGTTCTTTTTATGTGACCCAGACAATTTCCGGTTCAACAATAACTGGTTCGAGCATCGAAGCAGCAACCATCACGGGTTCGGTGGTAAGCGCATCCAACTTTTATGGAGATGGTTCTAACATCACCGGCGTGACGGCCGAATGGGATGGATCTCATGTTGGCAATGCAAACATCACCGGTTCGCTCTATGTGACCCAGACAATTTCCGGTTCAACAATAACTGGTTCAAATGTTGAAGCAACAAACATAACCGGTTCAATTGTGAGCGCATCCAACTTTTATGGAGATGGTTCTAACATCACCGGCGTGACGGCAGAGTGGGATGGATCTCACGTTGGCAATGCATCCATCACCGGTTCGCTCTATGTGACTCAAGTTGTCTCTGGTTCGAGCGTTGAAGCAGCTAGTGTGACTGGAAGTGTTCTTGGCAACGTAACCGGCGATGTAACTGGCGATCTAACAGGCAGCGTCCTTGGCGACGTAACCGGCGATGTAACCGGCGATGTAACCGGCGATCTAACAGGCACACTAGTGCAGGCAACAAACATAACCGGTTCAATCGTAAGCGCATCTAATTTCTACGGAGACGGATCTGGCATCACCGGCGTGACGGCAGAGTGGGATGGATCTCACGTTGGCAATGCATCCATCACCGGTTCGCTCTATGTGACTCAAGTTGTCTCTGGTTCAAGTATCGAGGCAACAACTATAACAGGCAGCGTCCTTGGCGACGTAACCGGCGATGTAACCGGCGATGTAACTGGTGATCTAACAGGCAGCGTCCTTGGCAACATAACCGGCGACGTAACTGGTGATCTAACAGGCAGCGTCCTTGGCGATGTAACTGGCGATGTAACTGGTACATTAGTCCAGGCAACAAATGTTACAGGTTCAATCGTAAGTGCATCCAACTTCTACGGAGACGGATCCGGCATCACCGGAGTGACGGCAGAATGGGACGGATCTCACGTTGGCAATGCAAACATCACCGGTTCGCTCTATGTGACCCAGGTTGTTTCTGGTTCGAGTGTCGAGGCAACTAGTGTGACTGGGAGTGTCCTAGGTGATGTAATTGGGGACATAACCGGCGATCTAACAGGCACTCTCGTTCAGTCAACGAATATAACTGGTTCAATCGTAAGCGCATCCAACTTCTACGGAGACGGATCCGGCATTACCGGCGTGACGGCAGAATGGGATGGTTCGCACACTGGCAATGCCAGCATCACAGGATCTCTGACAATTAAGTCCGGTCACTTGAATCTCACTTCCTCCGGCGGCACAAACTATCTTAGGGGGTTCTTGGGATTTCCGAGAGTTCAAGAGGTCAGTTCATCCCTGGGCGCCATTGATTCGATAGCACAAGAACTCCACGACAACAGCGGTTCCTATAACGGATATGCTGTATATATTATTTCTGGCAGCACACCGGCCCTCAGTGGCACCTTCGCCCAAAATAACAAATTTTATTTTAATGAAAATGGAGTGTGGCATCCATCACCATTTTATTTCCAAACCTGATAGAGCGGAGTTGAGGCATGTCTGAAAAGAAAGAGAAAGTTACTATAATAGAACCATCTAATCTGGAGACTATCGATACAGCCGTCTATAACTGGGTAAATGAGGAAATTAACATATTCTCGAACACAAATCGCGGATGGGTAAAAGTGCCCGTTATNTGGGTCAGTGCCGAACGTGCGCACCAATCCAAATCAAACAAGGCACTTCGCGACAAAGCACGTGCTCTAATTTTTCCCATTATTACTGTCGAGAGGACAGCTGTCGAAAAAGACCTCTCTTTCAAGGGTGCCTTGCAAGCAAACATTTTCCCGAATAGCGATTATAGGGGCGGTTCCATCCCCCTCACAAAAGTCGTGAACCAAGATAAGACAAAGAATTTCCAGAATGCAGATGCAAAGCGCACCTACGGCCAGATAAATTTCAAAGTGGAACCGAAAAACGAGAAAATTGTTTATACCCATAAATCAATCCCAATGCCAACATATATCAAGACGATGTATAAGATTATGCTGAGGGGAGAATATCAGCAACAGGTAAATGAAATGAGTCAACCATTCATGGTCGCCACCGGCGGAATTAACAGTTTCATTCTGAAGCAAGATGGTCACCGTTACGAGGCATTCATGGAACCATCTTACAACCAAGAAAACAATACATCAAACTTGGACATAGAGGAAAGGATATACCAGACATCAGTTGAACTGAAGGTATTGGGGAAACTTATTGGCTCTGGTAATAACCAAGAGAAGCCGCGAATCGTCGAAAGAGAAAACGCGGTCAAGTTCAAGCAACCTCGCGAGAGAGTCGTCATGCAGGATGACCCGACACACCCAGACAATTGGGGCAAGTACCGAGAATAAAAAATAGCATTTAGAAATTTTAAAAACTATTTAGATTAGGAAAAGAAGCACCAGGAAGTGCTCAGACGTATTTTTTTATAATTTATAATCGCATAGAGAGGAGAACAAGAAACCATGGCGGCAAGAAAGTTTAAATTTGTATCCCCCGGAGTCTTCGTAGACGAAATTGATAACTCGCAACTACCAGCACTCCCAAGAGACGCAGGTCCAGTTATCATTACTAGGACGGAAAAGGGCCCGGCTATGATGCCGGTCCAGGTTAACTCGTTTTCTGATTTTGTAGAAACCTTTGGAAATCCAATTTTCGGTGCTGGTACCAGCGACGTATGGCGCAGCGGACCTAATGTCTCTGCTCCAGCATACGGCACTTACGCAGCACAGGCATACTTACGAAACCGAAGTCCAGCAACAATTGTGCGACTCGCGGGTATCGAAGACACAAACGCATCTTCGGAAGGCGAAGCAGGATGGCAAACGGGCACCGGCACCCCAGGTACCTCTTCTGCCGCNGGCGGCGCGTTTGGTCTTTTCCTTGTTGAATCAGGTTCANCCCTGACAACGCTCNGCACTGGTTCTTTGGCAGCAATTTTTTATTGCTCGGAAGGTGTTGTAGAATTGAGTGGCAACTTGGCCGACAATACCACTGCCACTAGCGGCACAGCAGGTCTTTTCCTGTCCTCTGGCACCCCTCATCAATATACTGCGCAGGTTAAGAACTCTGCTGGCAGCGTAACCGACAAAGTTGTATTCAACTTCAACGATAATGATAAGTTGTATATTAGGAACGTCTTTAATACGAACCCAACATTGGTCAACGACTTTGCTGGCGGGAATGCGAGAACCTACTTCTTAGGCGAGACTTTTGACAGAAACATCTCTGACAAACTTAATGCCAACAGTTCTTCGATGGGCATCATTCTTGGACTCAAGGGTACTGTTGGCACTACGACTGCTCATCAAAACCACCAAGACATGGAACTTAGCAATGCATCCACCGGATGGTTCTTTTCTCAAGATCTTGGAGCAGCAGCATCGTATAATCCCACGAACATGCAGAAACTCTTTAAACTTGAAGCACTTTCAGGTGGCGAGTGGACACAATCGAATCTTAAAATTTCGATTTCCAACATTAAGGCATCCCCGAACGAATACAAACCATACGGTACTTTCACCGTAGAAATCAGGAATATTAACGACTCCGATGCGCGAGTATCGCCCGTCGAGTCTTTTGCTGATGTGAGTCTGAATCCAAACTCTCCTGACTTTATTGCCCGAAGGATTGGCGATTCCTACAGAGAGTGGAACGATACAGACAAACGATATCAAACATACGGAGATTATGTAAATCAATCAAGGTATGTTAGAGTTGTCCTAGACTCTTCGGTCCAGGCCGGCGCCTCAGATCCAAAATTCCTACCATTCGGCGTTTATGGTCCAACCCGGTTTAAATCATTTCAAGTCGCTAGCGGTTCTAGCGCTCTCCCCGAGACATACGTCACGAACGACACGCCAGACTCTCTGGGTGGAAGTAACTTCGCAGACGTTGGTAGTCTAGCACTTACTTGCTCTTTCGAGTTCCCAGAACTTCCTCTGCGCACAAACAGTAATGATGCTACCCTGACCAACCAAACGGATACCTATTTCGGTGTTGTGACGAATGTTGCTAATAGCAGTNNCCNCCAGCGAGATATCCCCGACTACGTTCGCCGTAAACCCGGCAACCTAGATAACCTGAACCCAACTGGTTCGCTAGAATATTCCTGGGTCTTTTCCCTCGATGATGTCTCTGGTTCGAACACGACCGCCGTGGGGCACTATGCCAGCGACAACCGCGCCAGCGGGTCTTCGTTGACCGCACAATCGGATTACGAAGCAGTCCTTTCTGCTGGGTTCAACAAGTTTACTACGATGATGAATGGCGGTTTTGAGGGTTTGAATATCCTCGAACGAGAACCTTTTGCAAACCGACTTCTTCGCGGCGGCGATGGGGCAAGCAACTATGCTTATGCCTCTTTGGAGCGAGCAATTAACGCAGTTTCAGATCCGGATGTTGTTGAATGTAATATTATGTCAATCCCAGGAGTTACAAATGTTAACATTACTAACAAACTTTTGGAAGTCGCACAGAGCCGTGGTGACACCCTAGCAGTCATTGACATTCCCGGCGGGTATCAACCCGATACGGAAAGCTCGGGAAGTGCATCCGGTCGCATTGGTTCTGTTTCCGATACGATTAGTCAATTAAACCAACGAAATATCAACAATAGTTATGGGTGCTCGTATTATCCCTGGGTACAGGTGAATGATACAGTGACAACCGGCGGTTCTCTATGGGTACCACCTAGTGTTGTGGCACTCGGAACATTCGCATCTAGCGAGGCCAAGAGCGAACTCTGGTTTGCTCCTGCTGGTTTCACTCGCGGCGGTTTGTCAGAAGGTAGCGCAGGGATTCCTGTGACGAATGTTCGCCAACGACTGACCTCGGAGAATAGAGACGACCTCTATACCGCAAATGTTAATCCGATTGCTCAATTCCCAGCAGAAGGTATTGTTATTTTCGGACAGAAGACATTACAAGTGACTGGTTCTGCACTGGACAGAATTAATGTACGAAGAATGTTGATTTACGTTAAGCGAGAAATTTCTCGAATTGCGTCTAGACTTCTCTTCGACCAAAATGTTCAATCAACCTGGAATCGATTTCTAGGACAAGTCAATCCCTTCCTGGGAAGTGTTAAATCACGACTAGGATTGACAGACTATAGAGTTGTCCTTGATGACACGACAACAACCCCTGATTTGGTAGACAGAAACATTATGTATGCCAAGATTTATCTGAAACCAGCTAAAGCACTTGAGTTCATTGCTCTAGACTTTATTGTGACCAGATCTGGCGCATCTTTTGATGACTAAAAAACATAGGTAAAACTACTTATACATAACTAAAGCAATGAAGGAGAACTTAAACAATGGCATTTTGGAGTGATACACAGGTTGCGGATCCAAAGAGACAACATCGCTGGATAGTGAATATAAATGCACCAGAGGTTTCGGGATATATTTCCTATATTTGTAAGGCAGTTGCCAAACCAAAGATCACGGTTGGCGAAACAGAGCACAAGTTCATTAACCATACATTTTACTACCCTGGCGGCGTAACTTACGAACCGATNACCATTACGATGGTTGATCCTGCTAATCCACACGCATCGCAAGCACTATACGATCTCCTTCAANTTTCTGGATATAGATTGCCCGACACGATTCTGAATACCAATGTCAATCCAGACGTATCGACGATCAGCAAGCGAAAAGGCGTCGGAGCACTCATCGGTTGCAACATTTCTCAAATGAATGGCGATGGTCAACTGATTGAGAAGATTGAACTTGAGAATGCTTGGATTAAGTCTGTTGATTTCGGCGGCGACCTGAGTTATGAAAATGAAGATCTTGTTGAGATTAGCATGGAACTGCGTTTTGATTATTTTAAACTACAAACATTTTATCCCGATTTAGGCACCAACCCTAGCGAGAGAAATTCTTAGTTTATAGAAAAAAAGCTTTAAATTCCTAGGCAGATATGCTATGATCTGTCTATAGGAATTTTCTAGCGAGGTATTAATGGTAAAAAGAAATAACGAGGAGCGTCTCGGTATACCTTCGTCGGGTGCGAAGGCAAATACGGATCCGCCCATTACTCCGCCTGGTGATGGTGGAGGGTTGCAGTTTGTGTCACCCACACAATTAGTCGATCTTCCATCGGAAGGCAAATTTTATCCCGAAGGTCACCCACTTCACAACAAAAAGACTCTCGAAATCCGGGAGATGACCGCAAAAGAAGAAGATATCCTATCTTCGCAGTCTCTCATAAGGAAGGGGGTTGTTTTGGAAAGATTGCTACAAAGCATCATTATCGATAGTCATATCGATCCACAGCATCTCCTNTTGGGTGACAAGAATGCAATTTTCATGGCAGCACGTATTAGTGGATACGGTGAAGAATACAAAACAACCGTAACATGCCCAGCATGCAACACCACGCAAAAGACTGTGTTCGACCTGAACGAGTTTTCCAGTCCTGGTCTTCCAGATCTGGGTTTTGTTTCCGAGAAGGTTGCATCTTCAGTCGAAGAAACACAGAGGGGAACATTTCTCGTCAGACTGCCAAAGTCCCAACTCAATGTTGAACTAAGGTTGGTTAACGGAGAGATGGAATCGAGAATTGCTGCCAGTTTGGAAGCTAGAAAGAAACAAAAGATGTCTGAAAAACCACTCACTGAACATTTGAAAGTGTGTGTGGTGTCTGCTAATGGAGTCGAAGAAAGATCAGAGTTGGGAAACTTTATCGACAACATGCCGGCACAAGACTCCAGATTTATTAGAAAGGTGATGGTTGAAATTACACCAAACATTGACCTAACGCAAGAGTTCGTTTGCGATACATGTGACCACGAGCAGGATCTGGAGGTTCCTATTAATCTGGACTTTTTTTGGCCTGACGAATGATTACATGAAAGACGTCTATGAACAATTCTTCGCGCTGAAATATTATGGTGGGTGGAGTTTCATAGAGGCATACAATTTGCCGATACAATTGAGGAACTGGTTTGTTGAGCGACTGGCAAAGCAATTGCAAGACGAATCAGATGCAAGAAGCGCATAATAGGGGCACCTCTACTCGGAGGTGTCTTTTTTCTTGCGATACTATTTATTTTGTGTGGAGGAATATCTTATGAATGAAGAGAACAAAGAATTATCGGAAGACCTGGCACCGACAGTCATTGACTTTACCAAGATGACCGGTGACGATGGGCAGATCAACGAATCATGGTTGGCAACATTTGACTTGGCACTGCGATGGTTGATGCCTTCTTTGTTTAGGGGTGTGTCCATCCCAGTATCCGTCAAGGGTAGTCCGACACAGGTAAAGAGTTTTGCGAATGTCCTTTCGAAGGAAAAGAATTACATGCGCTCTTGGAAGAATAACGGTCTAGATAACCCGACCACTTACAAGAACAAGAGTATGTTAAATTCTGCCGTTGCTAAATTTGAGAGATCAACAGGTCTTAAATGGCCATTTAAGTAATCCGAAAAAAAGAGGAAAAGAGTAAATGGCAGAAGACATAAAAGATACAACTGAGAGGTTGGCTGCCCTGGGAACCCAGGCAAAAGACATAAAAGATACAACTGAGAGGTTGGCTGCCCTGGGAACCCAGGCAAAAGAACTCCAAGACTCCATCGTCGATATTAAGAAGGAATACGCTAGTTGGGGTAACCAGATGCTCTCCACTGGCACTGAACTCCTATCTCAGCGACAACAATTGCATGCAGCAGAAGCAGCTGCCCGCGAAGCAGAAAAGGCCGCCCTCTTATGGGAAATCGAGACCAACAAGAAACTCAGCGATGACGAAAAACAGAGTATTAAAAACCAGATCGATCTCCTCGATAAGAAAATAAAGAGTGAAAAAGAATCTGCAAAAATTGCAGAAACACAGGTCGAACTGGCAAAAAGCACAGACAGCATATTCGAAAGTATTGCCAGCAGGATGTTGATAACCAGGTCCGCTACCAGGGTGACAGCGAAGAATATTGGTCGTGCCCTCCTACACAATGTTAAGTGGGAACGATCTCTGAAAAATGCAGGTCAGTTTGCCAAGAATATCGCCAGCTCCATCAAAACAGCTGCCACTTCTTTTACCGACATGTTCAGTCTCACTAATATTGCGACGTCAGCAATGTCTAAGATTTTCCAAGTAACTATGGAGATGTTGGAGAAATCCAGTGCTGCACAGGCAAACTTTGCCAAAGCAACAGGGATGCTCAATATCAATATTGCTGACGGAATGGATTTGGCATCTGGCGTAAACTACGCGGAGGCATCCCAGGCAGCAATCGGACTGACCAGCAGTTTTAGAGGGTTCATGGACCTACAAGATCCTGCCAGGAGATCCCTCCAGAGGACAGCAGGGCGAATAGAGAGACTGGGTGGCAGTGCCCAAGATCTCGGTAAGCATGTCGAATTTATGGGAAAGGCCCTCGGCGTATCTGCGAAAGATGCAGAGAGGATGTTTACCGGCGTGGTGAGTAGTGCGCAAGATTTAGGTCTTACCGCCGCCGAAGCAACTGCAACATTTCGGGAGTTCTCTGGTCAAATGGCCCTTTATGGACCTAGGATCGGCAAGAAGTTTCGGGAAATCGCTGCTGGAGCAAAGGCATCTGGACTAGAGATAGCAGAGGTTGTCTCTCTGGGCGAGCAGTTCGATACTTTCGAGGGTGCCACTAGGGCAGTTAGTCAACTTAATGCTTATTTGGGCGGACCTGTTTTTGACAGCATGGAAATGTTCTATCTACAGACAGAGAAGGGTCCAGAAGCAGTACAGAAACATGTTGTCGAAACTCTTCGTGCCCAAGGCAAGTCAATCGAGACGATGAGTTATTCTGAGCAGAAAGCTTTTGCCGAAACCCTCAAGATGAAGGTCGGTGGTTTTCAGAAACTGATGGGTTTCCAAAGCAAAGAGGCCAAGGCAGCAGAAGCAAAAGCAAAGAAAGAGGAAAGGAGGCAAGAGAGATACAATAGGGTGTTGGGCAGGACACTCTCTTTCATGGAGCGAATCCAGATTATGTTCCAGAGTATTTTTGACAACGAAGACCTGCGGGAAGAGATAAGACTCCTCGTGGAAGGCCTTGGGAAATTCCTCCGAGACAACGATGGATTCGTCACGGACCTCGCCCTCGGCATGGCCAAGGTCGTCAAGTATGCGGCGAAGTTTTTCGGGTGGATTGGCCAATCCGAAAATTCTGTAGAGAAAATCGCCATCTCCCTGGCAGGTCTCAAGATCGGCGGCATGCTGCTATCAGCATTTCTCACACGACTCGCGGTCGGCAGCGCCATCACCGCGGCCACCGGGGGCGCCGCCGCAACTGCCGGCGCGGGCGCTGCCTTGGGGGGCGGTCTTGCAGCTGCCGCAGCACCGATTGCTGCCGCCGCCCTCGTAGCGGCAGGGGCATATGGGGTCTATAGAATTGTAGACGGCGCCATCGACACGGGCGTCGCTGCCCACGAGGCGCAGACGACAAAGGGCGATACGATTAGCATGCTCAAGAAAGCAAATATCGATATGGGCCCCATGACCGATGAGCGCACCGGCCGATACAAGCCCAGTCCCGATTTTATCCTGAATAGGAAGGCGAAGGAGTTGCAACTCAAACGCGAAGCTTGGGTTAAGGAGCGCCTTAAGAAGCAAGCAGGAGCAAAGCAGAAGTCTCCAGCACCGAGAGGAGTTCCCGAATTAAGGGCAGCAGGAGCACCAACTGCATCACTTATCCCGCCTGCCAAAAAGCAAACGAAGAAAGATGAAGCAAAAGCAGATGATCAGGCAAAAGGAATTGGCAAGCAAATAGCAACTGCTTTTATCGAAGAGATGAAGAAAAATAGTGAACCATCGAAGGTGGAATTTAAGTTTACATTTGACGATATCGTTGGCGAGAACTCGCCAGTGCATGATGTTTTGTGGAAATCGATTAATAATAGCATGGTTAAGAAAACAGCATAGAGTGAGGGAAATGAGAGATGGCTGAAAAACCAAAGCAAAAGACAGTTGATGAGTTAAGAAAGGAACTTTCCTATGGAGAGGTTGGACCTGCTGCCAATGTGCAAGATTTCGGCGTGAATAGAGATGCTTTTCACTACAACGATCCATCAACGAAGTTGGCACTGGAGAAAGGATACTATATCCAGATCTATCATCTTATCTCAAAAACATCGATCTATTTTAAGGCATTCTTGACAGACTTTGCTGATAACTTCATAACGTCTTACAACAAAGAACAGGTGTTGGGTCGAACAGACCCAATACAAACATTTCAGAGCACAGAGCGAAAAATCAACTTAGCATTCGATCTAGTCTCATCAAACATCAGAGAAGCAAAAGCAAATTTGGATAAGTCAAATAGATTTGCTTCAATGATGTATCCTGAGTATGGAGCAGGTGGAAGCGCAACCCAACTAAAGTCCGGACCACTCTTTAAAATAAAAATGGGCAACCTCATCTGTAGGCCCGGCCTCGATATCTCCCCCGGCGCCACATCTGATGCATCCGAAGACGGACTTGCATGTACGATTGCGGGTTTTAAATACAACCCAAGTATTGATGATGGGTTTTTCGATCCGAAACCTGGCGTCTTTTACCCACAGACAATAAACATCGATCTCGAACTCACCATTATCCACGAACAAGCAAATGACGATTTTATCGGGTGGAAAGATGGTGAGTTCCAGTCCGCAAAGGTAGGTGATCAAGGCGGAGAAAAATCGTTCCCCCATGCTGGTGAACAACCCGACGCAAACGAGTCGCCCCTTGCGACCGCACGAGAAGATATGCCAAGTGAGTATTTCGAATCAGAACAGTTTATTGCCGCTCTCGAAGCAGAGGGCAACCGACAGGCGGCACAAGACCGCACGGATAATGCAGGCAATAAAGAATCCAACGTCATCATGACGGAGAGATTAAAACCTGCCGAGCAGGGAATCCGCAGTGCATTGGTACTACAGCAATCTTTGGCATTCGAGAGAGCGAGAATTCAGGCAAACAAACTTTTATCACCGAAAGCAAGTCAAAACCTGGGAGCAATTCTAAACGGCGATTTTTTGGATATTGATATTTTTTAGGAGTTGAGTTCATGACATCCAGATACGATAACAGAAAAATAGGAAGAAACTCCTCAGAACAATATAAGAGTCTCTTCAAGAAGAGGGGCATTCAGTTCATAAGACAGTATAAGACTGCGAACATAAGTTATCCTTCTCCATCCGAAAAGGCATTCCTCGATAGTGATACTGTGGTATGGAGAGTCGGAAGTAGGTTCTATAAATTAGCAGATCAGTATTACGGAGATCCAACCTACTGGTGGCTGATTGCTTGGTATAACCAGACCCCAACGGAGGCACACGTAGAAGTCGGAAGCACGATAGAGATCCCTCTCCCGTTTGAACGTGCAATGTCGATCTATATGAGGAGGTCTTCGTAATGTCTGAGGAAGAAAGCAAAGGAAAACCTGCAACTGCGCCGCTAAAAATTAATGTCGGAGAAGAACTAAAACAAAAAGAAATCGAAGAACTTCCCACGTTTCGAGAGCACTGGGAAAAAACTCAAGAAGACAAAGTGGTCTACGAGGGAACAGACGTAGAGGTTGCCAAAGACCCTCGCATACAGAAATTTCAGATCGCGACACTCAAGAAGAAGAAGAAGAAGAAGAA